CCAGCCACATCAGATACGACGCTTAACTCAGAGTTTTCTGGCAGCGGACTTACAAGAGCTATTGGTTCTTGGAGTCACGCGCTCAATGCAACAACGTTCACGCTGACACATACGTTTACAGCTACAGGTTCTGCAACTGTAGCTGAGGAAGCTGAATTCAGCTCAGCGGTTATTAACCTTGGGGTTATGCCATTCGAATCGAGCGAGTCGCCTAACGCAGTGCTGGCGGCAGGGGATACCGTTGCGCAGACGATCACTATCACAATCAACTAGCTAAGCAGACATGGGATATCTGCTTTGTACAACCGGATCGCTCATAAATCTGATTACCGGGTCGGCCGGGACGATCAATGCGCATGTCTCATGCGTAAGCATTAGCGGCACTACTGTAACGCCAGAGTATCAAAATACAGCTACAATCTCGACGGCTACAACGACGCAGATTACACCTGCGGTGGCATCGAGCACGTATACCAACGTAAAGAAAATTACTGTTCGTAACGGTGGGGCATCCTCGAACGTTATCACGCTTCAGCATACGGATGGCACAAACGTTGAGCCACTATTCTCATTTGCGTTACAGCCGAGCTACACGTTTAGTTATGAAGAGGGCGTTGATTGGTCTCTTTATGATTCTAGTGGCGGTAAGATACAGACACCGCTTACCGGTCGATACCTTGGCAGCACGTTGCTTACTTCGGCTTCTGGAAATTTCACTACGACGGGTAGTTGCAGCACAATCCGTATTCGCGGTGTAGGTGGCGGAGCAGGTGGTGCTGGATGCACTTCTTTGGCATCTGCGGCTGCTGCCGGTGGCGGAGGTGGCGCTGGAAGCTACATAGAAAAGACTGTTGCTGTATCTCCTAATACTTCTTATGCGTACACGTGCGGTCCAGCAGGAGCTGGGGCTAGCGGTGCACTTGGTGGCAACGGCACGAATAGCACCTTTGTTGTTGGCGTGACTACGTATACAGCGAACGGTGGCGTGGGTGCTCCTGTAGCAACTGCGGTTACGACGCTTATTTCGTATCTAGGCGGCGCTGGTGGCGCTGTATCTACAAACGGTGACGTGAATATAGCAGGATATCCTGGTTACCCTGGTGTAACGTTGGTTGTTGCTACGCCTATTGGAGTCAGCGGTAATGGTGGATCAAGCCCACTTGGTGCGGGTGGGTTGGGTATTAACGCTGTCGGTAATGGAAATAATGCAACAGGGTATGGAGCAGGCGGCAGCGGCGCGTTTACTGGTGCGTCTGCTGTGCGTACTGGCGGTAATGGATCTGCTGGATGTTGGATTGTTGATCAGTACAGTTAGGGTTTAGCTCGTGGCAAACCTAGCTACGTTCGAAGCGGATGCGCGACCTCTCGGCTGGTTTGACAAGGATTTATCCGCGCCTATTTGGTTCGATATTGATGAACCGTTTATTCTTAAGCTTTCTAAAGGAAGTAGCGAAAACGTAAGTGCGCCTACAGCTGCACCTGCCATAGCACAGACGCTACTTCGTGGTTCAAACGATAGCGTCAGCATTCTAACGGATGCAGCTACTCGAGTAGATGCACTGGGGCGAAATGCAGCAGATACGGTTTTTATTCCTGTTGATACTCCAACGCGTGTTGCGGCAGAATCTCGCAATGCTGCAGAAAGTGCAATTGGGCTAACAGACGCGCCGGTACGAGTAAGTACACTCGCGCGCGGTGGTACAGAAGCTGTAAGTGCGTTTACTGATTCTGTGTTGCGTGCGGTAACGATACCAAATAGTACTAGCGAGACAGCGCTGGCACCTACGGATGTTCCTACGCGTACCCAAGCGCTGCAGTGTGGTGCCGCGGAGTCTATATTGGTATTGATCGACTCCGTTGGGCGTACCCAGGTATTAATCAACGCGGTCAGTGAAACGATGTCTTCGTTTATAGACGCACCTAGCAGCGCACGTGGCTTGTATCGAGCTGGTGCAGAAACAGTCACGGCCACTGCAGATTCCTCATCGCGTGCACAGATACTTACCCGTACACTTGCTGAATCAGTATCTGCGGTAACGGATGGCTTGGTTAAAGTTCAGGTTCTACACCGCGGTTTTTCTGAAAGTACAAGTGCGGTAATAGACGCATTTAGCAGAACACAGGTATTGACTAGGGGATACTCTGAGAATGTGCTTGCGCCTACAGACTCTCTTGGGCGTACAGCTACGCATATTAGGGGTGAGCCTGAGAGTGTAGCTGCTACTACAGATGCTTTTATACGAGCAACTACGCTCGGTAGGAGCTTTTACGAGACCACGCTCTTACCAAGTGACGTGGCGGCGCATGCACAAGTTTTGCATCGTTATTTGCCTGAAAGCCTTAGCGTACTCTCGGATTTCTCTCTGCTGCAACGGGTGCTTCACGTGTACGCGACGGAATCCGTGGCAGCCATTATGGATGTTACAGCTCGTGTGTTTTATGGCCTGCGAGTTTTGACGGAAGCGTTGATGGCGGTGTCAGACGTGGCTGTACGTGTAGTAGCCGGTACACGCGCAGCATCAGAGCCACTTGCACCAATAGCCGATGTAGCTGCTAGAGCCTGCAATGAGTATAGAGCTATTTATGACACTGTAGGCGCTGCGACTGATTTTGAGTATGAGCAGCGCTCGTTGTACAGAAACGTGGTAGAAACCATCGACGCGCTAGTGGATACTCAACAGCGCATGCTTTCGCGTACACGTGTTGGACTGGAGTACCTGAGTGCGCCTACAGATTTTATTACGCGGTGTACCGGTTTAGTACGTATAGGTACGGAATACTTGTATGCGCAAGTTGATTCAATAGACAGACTGCTTGTTTTAGCAATAAATATTGGCGAGTGCACCTGTGCGCCTAACGACATTGTTAGCAACTTGCTGCAAGTATGGCGTAGTTTACAAGATGCGGTTTACAGCTTAAACGATAGCAATTGGCTTAGTGTAGGGTATAGCCGAAGCGCGTCTGAAGAAATAAGCGTGGTGCAGGATGCACCCATTTTTCATGCTGCGCTGACTCGGGGACAATACGAATACGTGCTTTGCCCTGCTGACTTGGTTATACGGCAGTCGGCGTTGCTACGGTTTGATGCGGAGGTTTTACCAGGTCCGGCAGCTCCACCTTTATCAGGTCCGGCAGCTCCACCTTTATACAGCTATGCGCCAGCACCAAAAGTATGCGTAGCTGCACTAGCGAAAAAGCAAGCGCCAAGTACAGTAATTGGCGCAGCGGTAGGTAGCAGAGTAGATGTAAGGGCTAACCCTCTCATTGCTGTCTTGCACGGAGTAACGCCCACAGTTACTGTATTCACACCTAGTGATAAGAAGCATATTGGTACTATAGCGCCAAGAGTAAGCGCGTTTTATAAGCTAAAGAAAAGGTAGCACCTTTTCTTTGCGCGTAGCGCGCTTACCTATGGCCTTCGGCGCAGGGCATTGCTGTTTACGGTGTTGAGCTTTTAGCGCTCACAGAACAACCTGGAGCGTTCTCCAGGTATTTGTAAACCAGGTAATGCTAGACGAATAACGTGTCGGTTCGCAGCGCGTGCAGCGTCTGCGATTTTTTCAGTGAACTCAATGAGCTCACGCGCCTCGAGAATACCTCGCGAGGTTTCGCTATTAAGGGTACGAAGCTTCTCTTCCAGTTTTGGCGTCATTGGTTCCTCCATTACTGTTATGCCTGCTGGCGCTGATCTTTTGCACGGTGTATGGTCTAAGCATGGCTGTGCGCAGAAGCCCCGCTGAGGTCTATATTCGCTACCTGATGCTTTTACCCGACAAGCTGTCGGATGAAGACATCATAAGGACATTGCGCGAGCATCACTTGGATTATCCTGGCGGTCGATACTTAGCGCAGTTGCGAGCTACGTTGCATCCACCAACTCCGTTTTTCCCTATGGTGGAGTCCGATGTTCCCTCCTACACTTTTCTGCAGCAGCATAAGGTACACAACCTTTTCTTTCGTAATGCGCACGCTACAAATGCCTTAAGTATTCTAGAGGATCCTCGTGCAAAAGAGCTAGTAGAAGCGCTTATTCTTGTTGAAGAGCCATTGCTTGTAATCTGTACGCGCCTTAGGCGCTTTGGGTTTAATGTTGCGCCCAAGGCCATCGAGTACTTTGAGCATTTCTTTTTTAACACTAGCCTCGTAGACTCCACAGAGTTACGTGCCCTCATGTCCATTCGCGTTGATGACATGATGCTAGATGGTAGCTCCCCAGAGGATTTAATTCGTGCCAAAGCGATGAAGCAGGCTATGTACAGCGACGCGCGCTACATGGCAGTCAATTCACCAACGCCCAAGCTGGCAGCTATGAAGCTTCAGCTGCGGCATGGACTAAAGCCGAACAGGGCTGATTACAGCGCGTTGGCAGAAGGGGCTAGGACGATCTCCATCATCGCGGTGCAAGAAGCTTTGCTTAGGGGTGGTCCTAAGTCAGCTACGGAGGCGCGCGATCTAGCTACCGTAGCCGTAAATATGGATAATATCCTGCGCGCTAAAGATGACGGGATTGTAGAAAGTAATAAGAACCTGGCGCTAGTGGCGTTGACTACAGATCTAAATGAAATTCCTACAGTCAGAGCGCTGTCCAATGGTAACTTTACAGAGAGCCTAGAGCTCCCTGCACACACAGAGGTAGACAATGACAAGTAACGTGTCAGAGCGAGTAGTGGCCGTAGCAGATGGTAGCCCCGAGAGCTTTGCTGCAGCTGAGTTTCAAGGGCATATGGGTGTACCTCAGGCCCTTACGTTTACTCCTGTCAGTTTTCGTTATTTTACTGCGGAGCATACGCTCAACGACAGGGCTGTAATTATCCATTTCTTTGTGTCGGACAAGCTTAAGGCAGCGTGGGACATCAAACAATTGGAATACTGGTGGCTCAACACGTTCGCCGCTACGCTTAGTGTAGTAGCTAAGGAGCATTTCAAGGCCGATGCGCCAAGAATTGTGGCAAAATACACGCCTGAAGTAGCAAGCTGGTGGTTCAAAGCTCAGGGTTATGGTCACCTTCTTGACTTGGCGGCGTATCTAGACGCTTTCTTTTTGCGTCTTGACGATACTCTTCACGACGCGCTTCTCGCCGCGTCCGCTCCTCACGCGGGTAGGGTTTGAGCGTAAACTCCACCAGGCTATTCGTGATTTTCAAAGCCAAAGCTCTCCAGCCTACGCATAAAGCTACGTCTTGAATAACGCCTTTAATTGCCCGGTGCATCGTCGCGGGAATATGCTGAACCTGGAGTGTCACCCTGTGCGACTCTTTTCTTTCGTCGGTATCCATAGACCAACCGCCTAGAAAGTAGTCTCCACCTGCGCTCAACCAGCTATAGATTTCCTCAAGTGCCTTTCTAGGGTCGTTCGTTTCTTCGAGGTTTTGCATGGGTATCTCCGCACAAATACAGCCTGAGGACGACTACGACGATACCTGGTTTGATGACGAGCCTTGGGTGCCTGAAGTACCTCCTAAAGAAGAGTCTATTGTCTTGCGCAGAGCTAAAGAGACCGCGCCAAGTATACCAGCACTGCGCCCATCTCAGTTCACAGCGCGAACATTTCTTATTCCTAAAGATGACGGCACTGGGTACGGACCTTTTTCTTTTGCTGGACGCCGGCACTTAAAGCAAATTTACGACAGCCCAGCACGGCGTATTTTGCTGTGTGCAGCCCGTCAGACTGAAAAGACGACATTACTCGGAAATAGATCACTTTGTTACGCTATGCTCGTAGCGGGTTTGCGTCAAATGTATGTTAGCCCTTCCGCATCGCAGACGAAGACATTTTCGAATGACCGCATTAAAGAGCCCATTGAGACAAGTCCCATACTCAGTCAGTTTACTACGCGGATGCTGAGTCAGAATATCTTTGAGAAGCAGTTCATAAACCGCTCAAAGATCGTTCTTCGTTATGCGTTTCTCAACGCCGATCGAACGCGAGGTAACGCCGTCGATAGATTAAGCATAGATGAATTCCAGGATATCCTTCGCGCTTGTGTTCCTATCATTGAACAGTGCACATCACACGCCATAGAGCGTTGGAAAGGATATACATACTCAGGTACGCCCAAAAGCTTGGATAACATCATGGAGGAGTACCGGGCGAATAGGAGTACACAGGGAGAGTGGGTTGTTCCCTGCGAAGGGTGCGGCAACTGGAATATATTGGGTGAGAAGAATATCGGTAAAGTGGGACCAATATGCGCTAAGTGTGGAAAAGCAATTGATCCACAAGGCGAACGATCTCAATGGGCGTGGATGGTAGAGCCTGATGAAGAACGGCAGAAGGTACCTTGGGAAAGCTACCGTATCCCTCAGCTCATGGTGCCATGGAAGATCCGTAGCTGGGGTGAGGTTCTGCACGACTACGAAAATTATCCACGCGCTCAGTTTATGAATGAGTGTTTGGGTATTTCTTATGAGGCCGGCACTCGCCCAATCACTAGAGCGCAGCTTCAGGCGCAGTGTGGTACACACTCGATATCGGAGCTGGAATCAATCCGTAACCAGTCGTTATCTGAGCCATTCTTTTTTGGTATAGATTGGGGGAGTGGTAATAACAGCTACACTGTAATGACGATAGCGACTTACGTAAAGGATCGCTTTCGTGTCGTGTACATGCACCGCTTTGTGGGTGAGGAAGCAGATCCAGGCGTTCAGATAAAGATCATTCTGGACACTGCTAACCATTTCAATGCCGCCACAATAGGCTGTGACCACGGCTATGGTTTCGGGATGAACCATCACCTAGTACGCGCATTTGGTAACGCCCGTGTTCATCAGTTTCAGTACATGGCGCGCATAAATAAGAAGGTCGTATTTGACGTCAAAATGATGCGCTGGAAGGTCCATCGTACCGCTGTGATGAGCGCCATCTTTGAGGCCATCAAAAAAGGTAAAGCCGAGTTCCCCAAATGGGACGAGTTCAAGAAGCCGTTCGCTGAGGACTTTACGGCAATTTATAGCGAGTACAATGACACGTTACGCATGGTCAAATACGACCATAAAGCGGGTACTCCAGACGATTCCTTTCACTCATTCTTGTTTTGCTGGTTGTCGTCTATGGTAGTAATCCGCCGCCCAGACATCATCGCGCCTTCGATTGAAGGCCCCGATGGTAAACCACTCAGTCCCTATACGGGGCCAACCAATCAAAGCTAGGCAATACGCCCCACTATCGAACGTATTTACCAATTTTATGCAAAATATCGGGGCTCACTTCGGGGATAATCTCCGTAGCCTTTTCTCTTCCCTGCCGGCGCCAAATGTAGAAGAAGACCGCATGCCGAAGGCTTCTTCTTGCTGCCGCCAATTCTGTATAGGCGTTCAAGAGTTCTTGATCGTCCAAACGCCCTTCGCTGTTCTTGTACATCCTCTCAGCCAAGAGCATGATCTCAACCCATGGCTCGGGGTTACTGGTATAAGCTTCGATAAGATCAAACAGCTCTTCGTGGATGCTGAAAAGGCAAGCGCACCAATCAAGGATCTCCAGTGTCTCGGTGGGTGGTTCCTTCAACGCCTCATGCACACGGTTGAGAAAGTCGAGAATTTCCGTTTTGTCGTAGCGTACGGCCGGAGGGACCAAGCCGAGCATCCGCTCGAGAAGCTCTATTCGATGCTCTAATAGCTTATTCTTTTTTTCTGCTGTAGCGATTCTTATCTGAAGAGACGTGGGGCCTTGACGTCCTTCTAGGCGCGTTTCGTAGAGAGCCTCAACGTCTGCGGCATAGAGCAACGCTTCTGACTTCAGATTTCCAGGGACTCTCTTGAGCGTGCCATTACGAATTAGGCCAGTGACACGATCCGGAGTCACCCCAAGAATCTCTGCGGTCTCTCGCAGCGTTACAACTTTCTCTTTACTTCCGCTGTCCTCGCGCATGTTGTACCCTCTTTAGACAATCGATGAGCCAGTACGACCTACCACCGCAGACACTGATTCAGCAATCTTCAGCACGCGCTGTTAGCGGAGAAGAGCTGGAGACTTACGGGAATCATGCTGCGGATCTTTACGGCAGTGGCGCTCAGCCAACACTTAACGCAGCTGTCGTGGAAACGGTTAAAAGCGCTGGACTTGCGCCGGAGCAGGTACGCCGCGTAGTCGAGTTCGCGAACACGTGTGCCTTCTTGTCTGAATTTAACAAAGAAGGCGCCGCTAGCAAGTACGTGGTGTTTGATGGTGGCCCAGCCCATTTTGGCGAAGTGATAAAGGATTTGAATGACGGTGGTGGCGGAACGGTGTTTGACAGGGGCATCGCTGATTATTCGCATACGCCTATAAAAACTTCTGCTGCACGTGGCTTTGAAAAAACGGCGGCGGCTGTAGCTGACGATGACATTCTGGCTGAGGTATTTCGCGTAGGTCAAAAAGCTGCTCCTATTCCGTTCGCGAAGCCATTGGCTGATGTTTACGATCTTCGGGACAAGCTCGCCACGATCAAGGACGCGCATACGGCTCAAATGTCGGAGCTTGAAGTTGACCTGCTCAGCGTATCTGAGGAGATGTATCACCAAGTTAAACAAGCCGCGTTATCTGGAACGTCTCTAGGCGCTATTGTGCAAGCGTGGAATCAAGCGCTAGCACCAAAGCCTGAGCTAGTAAAAGCAGCGTTCGCTTTTCTTAGCCCCCGATTGCAAGAAGAAGTTTTTAGTTCTTGGGACGCTCTAGGAGCTTCTATTGAGAAGACGGCTGGGACAAGGCTTGTTGTGAACGAGAAGCATCCCGTAGTCGTCACGTTTGACGCTTATTGCGATACTCTGGCAAAGCTGGCGCAGCTTAGAGCTTCTAGAAACGAGGTCGTGGATGGAATTAACCAGCTCACTACTTTTGAGCGCTTGGTAAACCAGCATTACTCTGAGGTGGTGTGATGGATCCGGTAGAGGAATACCTCTCGACGAAGCAAGCCGAAGGTCCGCAAGAGCACGGTTGGGGGCCTGCGCTTCGTAACGCTGGTATTCATGCGGGTGCCACTGTTGCCGCCGCGGCCCTTCCTGTCGCCGCTAGTAAAATCTACAACGCGGTTACTAAGAGCCACCATTTCAATAATATGTTGGCCAACGATGAAGAGCTGCAGGAGCATCACGCGCAGGACCCAAAAAGGTTCAATTTGATGTTCAACGCGCTGCATAAGATGAATCCTGAGTTTGCCTCAGACCCTCTCATCGCCAGCGCGTACATGAAGAAGATGCTGGGTAATACACAGGCGCCTGGGCTTGTTGCGGCAGAGGCGCGAGGTCAAGTCAAAGAACTACCTCAGTCTTCTATCTCAAAAGCTTTCACCAGCGCTGGTCCTGGCATTGGTAATGCACTTTCTGCTGGAGCTCGCCAGGTCGACCCGCTCGCGGCACAGGCAGAGCGCGTTAAAGCGCTGGAGCTAATGCAGAAGGAAAAGAACCTTAAGGAGTCTTTGGGTACTCCATAGAGCCTTTTGTGCTTAAGCTCAGTACCTTCTCACGTCAGAACGACTTTGGCTACACCGCGATACCTCTCTTTAGCACTCCTGAGGTAGATCGGGCGTTTGAGAAGACTGCCGCCTCGCATTTGCTCACTCCTATCGCGCAATACATAGCCGGGCTTAGGCCTAGACAAGACGCGCAATACGTTCTCGTAAACGCGTTGGGCGCCAGTGAGTATTACTCCAGTAATATTAATGGAGATGCATTTACAGAAGCTGGACTTGTTCACAAGCCATCGAATTGGTCAGATAACCCTGGTGTTGATAGGGCCCTGTCCACTAATTGGTCTTATGGCTTTCCTACCTTTTACAACGCTGGTGTATTTTCCCACCACAAAAATAAGGATATAAATCGCGCTTATGGCAGCGTAGAGCTTGCGGTTTGGAATGACCACATGAAGCGGGTCGAGCTCGTTGTTCGAGTAGACCATGCTAACTGTATCGAGTTCGGGGGTATCCCGGTTTGGGATAAGCTGCAGGCTGGGCAATACGCCGATGTCAGCATGGGCACAAGGGTCCCATATGACTGCAGCTCGATCACTCTTGATTGGGATAAATACCGCAAAGCGCAGGCGACGTTTGATCCTAAAAAGCACAAGCACCCAGGTATCGCTGTCCTTGAATACCACAAGAAAGATCCCATTAAGGGTCTCAGCATTACCCGGGATGACTACGATGAGTATTGCCTTAAAAGCATGAACAAGATCCTGCCTGATGGCAGGAAGGTATTCGTCTACAACGACTATCCTAGATTCTTTGATATCAGTTTCGTGTTCATTGGGGCAGACCGCACCGCTAAGGTGATGGTTTATATCGCGCGTAATGGTTCGGTGCAGAGCGAGCCTGAGGCTAAGACAGCTTCTGTTCGTTACGTCGGCTTTGAGAAAGTTGCTGAAGCACAGGACGCTTTGAAAGTTGCCTTCTTGGGTAAATCAGCAAAAGACAAGAACGCCGAAATAGATAAAGAGGTAACTCCTATCCCAGCTGCCGCGAAAGCTATCCCGCTCATGACCAAGAATGAGCCGGATATACCTAAAGAAATTCTTAGTGCGCTAGCTGGTGTACCCACGTCGAGTGCTCTAAGCACAACGAGTGGACTTGGCATGCTATTGCGCCCCAGAGAGTTCCAAAGAATTGTTTTGATAAGGGCGGGTAGAGGGGCGTTGGCAGATTCGTTAGAAAAAGACAACAAGGTATTTCCAGAATCGGAGGATAGCGCAGAATGCCCGTTGTCTCCTGATTCGTTTATGCCTGCGTTGGCGCGAATGCTTTTGCCTTTATTTGATCAGCGCACGGCTCTGGCTCCAGCCATTGAGCGCCGCGTTGTTGTGATTAGCTCTTCTGGGGATTCTCCAAGGGAGAGTACTTCCCATGACTCTGAGCTTCTTCGTAAGATTGGGGCCGCTTATAACGGATATAGAAAACAAGCTCTGGCCATGGCCCCCTACGCGCAAAGCCTGCTTCAGAAAACGGCGACAAAGAAGGATATTGATATCCTTAAAATCGCTTCAGCTACTCCTGAAGAGGTGTTTACGCCATTGTCTTATTGTTACTTACGCGATGCATACCTGGACGAAGTTGCATACTTGCCGTCCCGGATGATACAACTTTATCATTAGCTAGACAGCTTCTCGCTCTGTAAGAGGAAGAGAATGAATACCGGTATGAACCCCCAGCTCGCAGCTCGTTACAATACTCATGGGTACGGCGATGTTGTCAATCAAGAGATGCGCAAACAAGCCCATCTGGAGTTGTTCGCCAAATCAGCGGCGGCCAACGGAATTGATCTGTCGGCTATGACTCCTGAGGCTCGTACCGAGCTCTACAGCGCTTTCACCAAGCAAGCCGGTGAGAACCCCTTCGAAGAGAACAAGGAAGAGGGTGAGCACAGGGACGGCGAGGGGGAGACGCACGAAGAGAAGAAAGAGGAAGAGAAGAAAGAAGAGGAAAAAGAGGAGGAGGAGAAAAAGGAGGCACAGGCGCAAGCCTATGCAATGGCTGAGTGGCAACAGAAGGTTGCTGAAGCTGATTACCTTGGGCGCACTATGGCGCATGCTCTCCACGATGAGCAGCAGAAGATCAAGCTGGCTGAAGCTTCTGCGGTTTCCGGTAAGCAGGTACCTGTCGTTGTCCCTACGGCGAAAACGGCTGCTGTAAAGCAGGCTGCATCTGCCCTTGACGTTCAGGCGGCCAAGTACGCGCTCAAGTTGGCGCAGGCAGCCAATATGGACGTCAACGACGCCGCCAATCGGTTGAATGCGCTTCTTACGCTGGGTGTTCCTCCGATGGACAAGACGGCCTCTGCCGCTACGAAGGGTAATTACGACCACACGCTCAACGTTCGCGCGCTTGAGCTCATGGAGTCTGCTGGTTACCCGATCGATTGGTCTCAGGTTCCGGCGTAAGCGCCAAAGGCTTTAGTCATGGGGCAGGTTTTGTACAAGCTGGCGGATGGTATCGGGTCGGGAACTCCTGATCCTAGCACCGCCCCAGCTCGTCAAGCGCCTGTGCCACAAACGGCAATTGAGAATAAACCTGCGCCTGGACAGCGTGGGCCGGTAGGTCTTGGTGGCCGTACAACGTACTCTCGCGTGAATACAGGAACTCCGCCAACACCCGATATGGGAGCCAGCGCTCAAAAATCACAAGCTCCACGTGGGCTTGAGTTCCTACCTAAGGTTGCGTCCGTACAGGAGAACAGTTCGATGCCTACGATGACCGGGCGACCCTCGCTCCAGGAATTGATCAAACAAGCCACGGCGGGTGCTGCAGCACGGGTCGATGTGGGCCTTGAAGCGGCTCGTCAAATCGCGAATAACGGAGGTACGCCTCCGGTTACACAGACAAAAACTGCGTCGGCGCGACCTACGAGTATGCCTACAACGCTGACCATCAAGTTGGCCGGTGCCTTGGATTCTATTGCAAAGAAGATGAATCCAAAGCTTGCCGCAATCGAGCTTGATTCTGGAACAACGACGGGTGTTGGTCCTGGGGAAGGCCCTGGTGCATTGGATGTTACGCACGCGGTAAGCTCCAACCCCCCGCTTCAGCCAAATGAGAGCGGTAGAGCGCTAGAGCAGCCTCCCAAAAATCCTGAGCAGCAGAAGGATCCTACCCGTCCTGCTGACCCTGGTACCGGGCTTCAGACCAACGATGCCGTGGAGCATCCAGAGCAACCCGAAGAGCCCATCCCCAATCAAAAGACAAGTATTGAGGGACAGAAAACCTCGGCTGCTTACGCAAATAATCTCGTCACTCTTGGTCTTGCACGTATCGAAACGGACGGCAAAGGCAATCTTCAGCTCGTAAAAACCGGTGGTGTCGGTAAGATTGCCGCGGCAAAAGATGAAACACCCCTTGAGCGCAAGGGGCGCAGCGTAGGTGGCACTGTTGGTAAAGTTACTGGTGCTATCGCTGGTAGTACCGCTGGGCATCAGCGCGCTAAAGCGCTTGGTGGTGGACGCGTCGCTAGAGGAATTGGAACGATTGGTGGCGGTCTAACCAGAATGGGCGTTGGCAAACACGTTCCAAAAGGTGCAAAGCACGCTTCGGCGATTGAACAAGCGGCTGCCGCTATGGCAAAGACGGCGCGTCTACCGCTTGCTACATTCATGAACCCTGTTGGCTATGGGCTTGGCCGTATGCAGACAGGAGACGCTGCGGGTGGTCATCAAGCTGCTGAAGAAGGTCTGCGAGGTAATCTGCTTGGTAGCCTTGCCGGGCTTGGTGTTGGGGGTGGTGTAGGCGCACTTGGTGGCGCTGGTCTGGGTGCACTTTATGGAAGCGCAGGGGAAGGCGCGCTTATTGGCGGCGGTATTGGTGCTGGTCTTGGTACTGGCATCGGCGCCGGCTACGGTATGGTTAGCGGACACCAAAAAGCAGTAAATGACTTTTTGGCCAATAAGGCTCTTGAGGCGCAGGCAGCTGAAGGTGCTCCTAAAACAGGTTCTGTCTACGCTCGTAATCTGATGGCCGTCGGTTTGTACAAGCAAGCTGAGGATGCCATATTCCCAGCGCAAATCGACGCCGGTAAAATCAATGACACGATCGGACCCAATCTACCCGATGGCGTTTCTGCTTCTGAAACCGATGGCCCTCCCGAGCCGAGCGACGTGAATTCGCAGAAGAACCTAATTGCTTCAAACGAGGCGGCTATCAATTACAAGAAGCAACAGGCTAAGGCAGATCCCAAGCATGATCTTGGCGCCATCATTAATGAGCCTGCGCTTTCTATGCAGCATGACCGCACGCTTAGGGAAGCATTCGATCATACCGAAGAGGCTGGTACCAAGTTCGCTAGCGTAAATGCGTCGTTGACGAAGACTGCGGCAGCGCGAGCTGTTCTTGCCAAATTGGCTGAACAGCAGAAAACTGCGGGCGAGCCTCCCAAGTCGAAGAAGACGAAAAAGGCAATGATGGGTGGTGGAAGTGCTCCTAATACCCCTCAAGCAGCCAGCGGCTTTAACGCCAGCCAGCCGATGTAAGGAAGCTAGACTCCTGGAGTTCTAGACAGGTAAGTCATGGACCAGACAAAGATTGCTCAAGTACTTCGTGACGGCGCCACTGCGTTGGTTCAGGTTTCTCATGAACGAGATCATCTGGCGCAAGAGAACACTAAGCTGGCTTCTGAGGTCAAATCCTTGCGCTTGCGCATGGAGGCTGAGAAAGTAGCCATGGATATGCATGATAAAGGAGTGCATACCAGCGTTTCTTTTGAAGACCTCACGGATCAGCTTGAAAAGAAAGCGCATCAAGATCCTCATGGGTTTGAGGTTCTTCGTGAGGCGCTCAATATTACCGGTCCCGATATGCTGAAGACAGCCGCTGTTGGAACAAATGTCAGCGCTTCTACGGGTTCTGACTTCGAACGGTATATCATTGGAGACATCGGGTAGCGAAGGGTAATACCGGTTAACCGGAGCCAAGGCAGCTTGCGCCTCAAGCAAGATAATAAGGAGATAGAGATCAATGACTACGTATCGTGAGAATTTCCGACCGGTTACCGACGTCCTGCCTGTCGTTCGCCGTGATCTGCTCCCTGCGGATAAAACGCTGGTAAATCCGGCCAACCCTCTTTCGCTCATTGACGGCGAATGGGTTACGCTGAATTCCAACGCGCAGCTGGTTCGTCCGTTCGACATCACGCAAACCGCGGGAAGTGTTTGGGCAGGTACCCAGCTTTGCTGGCCACTGTGGGCAGAGAACGGCCGGTTCGACATCCAGGCGATGGCCGATAACAAGACTCCTGTTCTTTGGCTCAACGCGTGGGAGTTCGAAACCCGTATTTTCGATCCGGCAGCTGTTGTTAACTCCGGTGCAGCGATCACTGCAATTTTGCAGCCTGTCAAAGTTGCCAGCATTTCTATTGGCGGCTTCTTCGGTACGCGCACACTTAGTGGTCTCGTTGGCCATGGGGCATCAGAGTCGGATCGCATCGTTGGTTACGTCACCAGGCTGCCCGCGGCGAACAACGGCTGGCTTCGTATTCGTGGAGGAACGCTCTACTAAAGATTCGGTAGGCAGCAAGCTGCCTTAAACGTGAGATAGGAGATAGCACAATGGCCTCGGCTCGTACCGTAAATGACTTGTTCAACGCGCGCCTCGGGGAGCCCGGAGGTAAGGAGAAGCTTGCGCAGTTTGGCGGCTCCTACATTCGGGATCGCCTACGCGAGGTTTCCTACGTCCGTAAGATCATCCCACCGGAGCAGGTCACACGGACGGACTGTCAGCGCAGCACACGGCATGACACCCTTGTGAAGCTGGTTGACATCGAGCCGAAGAGCCGTGCTATGGCCATCTCCTTCCGTGGCCAGCCCACAGCTCGGTTTATCCGAGGTGAGCGCGCCGAGGTAGCCTTCTTTACGATCTCATCCGAGGTCTTCCAGAAGACGGAGCAAGAGCTTCTCGCCTATGAGATGCCCGTCACCAAGATCATCGAAGAGAACTCGGTGAAGGACATTCAAGAGATCGAGGATCGTGAGTTTACGATCCATATCGAGGCCGCTGTACAGGCTCTTCAGACAGAGGCTAATGGTGGCGTGGTCACCACGCTTAACGCCAGCGCTCTTCAGAGTACTTCTCCGCCTGTTGAGTTCTCGGTGCGCAAAGGCGAGCTTGCTCGCGCCGCGAGCACCAACGATGCGACCATTCGTCCTGTTCAGCGCAAAGATATTGTCGAAGGCTTTAAGCTTATCGACAGTAACCGTCTGCGCTGTGAACGGTACGTGATGACAGAACCTGATTTCGACGACGTGCTTTCTTGGACCGTCGAAGACAACGGCGATCGTATTCAGTCGGAGACTACTGTTGACGGCTACAAGTACAACCTACTTGTTGGGCGGCCGTACATCCGCACTGTCAAGACGGACATCTTGCGGCGTGGCAACATCTACTTCTTCACGGCACCTGAGTTCTTCGGCAAGTTCTACGTTCTGAATCAGACGAAGTTCTACATCGACAAGGTTGCCAACACGATTACGTTCCAGGCGTGGGAAGACATCGCTATGAGCGTTATCAATATCGCGTCTGTGCGCAAGGTCGAGCTTTACTCGGCGGATGCCACGGCAAACAATGCGGATGGTCTTCTCGATAACTTCATTCCAGTTCTCGAGGATTCACTCGGTGCTATCAACAACCGTGTTGGTGAAGGGCTGGTATTCCCGCAGATTACAAACAACTAGTCTGTGTGAAAAGGCGGGCTGCCTCGGTTGGCTCGTAGGTAAAGAGGGCGCCGGCACGTGTCGGTGCCCTCTTTCGCGTTTATGGAGTAAGATACTCTCGTGCAACAGCAAACTTACTACATCCACAACACCACTCGCTCTATTCACACCAATGCTACGCGTCGTGCGCTGCCTAGCCCTGAGTGCAGCACGAAGAATCTATTTTTGGCGGGTGGCCTTATACGTCTCGTTCGGGGTCGTCCTTTTCCAGTAACTGAGACCTTCCTCCGTAACCATCTTGCGGAAGTTCAGGACAAAGAACGCAAGGGGCTTATTCGTGTTTACGACAGCCAAAATAGACGCGTTGAAATCCCAACGCTTCGTGTTCTCAGTGTACAGGAACCGGTAGTCAAAGAAGCAGAACAAGAGGCAGAGACTATTCAAGTGATTCCAGAGCCTGAACCTATTGGCATCGAGGCTATTTCGAGTAGTACGGTAGAAGCACCATTCGAAATCCCTTATGTCGAAGAGCCGGCACCTCAAGAAGAGGTGTCTTATGGTGGCAGGCGCAAGCGCCGGTAGATCCATGCAGCTACCTACGGATGAACGGCTACAGGGAGTCCAGGCGCTTAGCCCGGTAATGCAGGCGTTTGTTCAAACGGTGCGTCTTTATACCAGGGATCACCCTCAGCTTAATCGTCTTGTAGCCGGTGAAGAGTCTACGGATCGTATTATCGCATGGGCGGTAATGGACGCGATATCCTATTTTAACGGAATGCCTCCGATACTAGGCGCGTTCCGGCTAGAAGACTTGCTTCAGTGGCACCAACATGCGTTGCTACTGCGCATGGTTACCTGCTCGCTTTTGGAGTCTGTAGGCCTTTTACAAACGCGGAATCACATCAATTATTCCAACGGAGGCGTAAATGTTGGAGTAAACGACAAGACACCGCTCATCATGAATTGGCTCCAGTACTACAAGGGGACTACAGAGCAGATGGCTCTACGTGTTAAAATAGCGTTGAATATCAATCAAATATTGGGGCCACAAAATTGCGGCGTGCACTCAGAAGCGTGGGCAGTGAATAGCTCCTTCCTGTCCTACTAATATATACTCTGCCTTTCATACTGCCCGCTAATTAGGACATAGCCATGAGCCTCAATACCTACGAGTTCGACACTGTTAGCGAGATGAGCTTCTTCCTTCGCGGAGGGATCTCTGGCGGCGCACGCGTCTTTGGCCCGGCAGCTAGAATTCAGAACCTTAACGGGGCCACACTCATTTTTCTAAAGCCTGTCGCCGGCACTGTAACTTTCGTGGATACTACCGGCGATGGTCTTACAGCGCCTGCCGTAGCTTCGCAAATCACTTCAGTGATGACAGGACTTTCAGTTTTGTGGAAAAACCAATGTCTGAGCCTTGTAGAAATAGTTCCTATTGCCGGTGTTAGCCTTAGTAAATCAGGTACAGCGAATACTGTATTTGGTTTTACAACGGCTTCGAACACAGGTAACGTCGCATTCAATGGTCCTACAGGAGATACTCCTAGGTTCATCGAGTGTGGGAGCAAGCCGCGCCTTGATGGTCTTTATGTCGTGGTGGAGTACTAGCAATGAATAGCTTTGAGCGTGCTCTTTGGGGAGATCAGGCACAGATTCCTATCCACGAGGCCAGCTCTTACTTCTTGGCGATGAAAGCGCCGAGTAATACGGCTTCGGCGCTCGTTAAAACGGCAGGTTGGCAAGACTCGCCAGACGAGACAGGCGTACTGGAGGGTCAATTTGAGGTACCCCTCGAGTTCGCTGTTAGCCTGATGGGCAAATGCTGCATGGGTTTGCTGCGTCTCATGACTGCGAGCCTTATTTATCATAACAGCATTCGAGGTCCCTACGCCGCTGAGGTAAAGAGTGCGCTTTGCAGCGGTCAATACGACCATAAGCACGCATTTGAATATCTGGTAGAGCGTATGTCTGTCCTTGCTGGCGCCCCGCATATTCCAGACACAGATATGCCTCCAGCCAGTACTGATCCTCTTTCTGTGGCTCAGCGAATGATTCGAGCTGAGCAAGAAATGATTCAAAGCTACCACGAGCTTGTCAACGTGCTCGGAAATAACCCAATGAAAGGCAAGATTAAATTCTTTATGGGCGAATGCCAGGCGCATTTGGACAGCTATTGGCAAGCTCTGCCGCCCGACTATGGGAATAAACCTATGGCTCCTCAGCCGCCTGCTCATATGGAGCAGAATGAGGTGAGAGAAACTCCAGAACAAGAAGCTGTAGAGAGTCCTGAGTACCAGCAGGCTGAGGAAGCAGCCGGCGTTGAGCAGCCCGGTGAAGAAGAGGGTGAGGAGCCGGAAGCTGCCGAAGGTGCTGAGGGTCAGCAAGAAAGCGAGCCCAATCCTGTTGAGGATTATCTTACCGAAGCTGGTGGTGCTCCTGGGGAAGCTTCAGAAGAAGAAGAACCTGAGGTGCCAGGTACAAAGAAAGCTAGTGGCATTAACAAGGTAGCCGCGCTTCTTGTGAAATGGGCCAAAGAGAACCCTAGTGACGCAGAGCTTAAGGAAACGGGTAGACAGCGTGCGGTTACTACAATTTCTGCAGAGCACCATCGAGAAGCTGCTCGTCGAGGGGAACGCGTTGGAAGAAGCACCGGTATGCTGGCTGGCGCAGGCGCGGGCGCAGCGTTGGGTCATGCCTTGGGTAAAGGTCACCCTGCCGCAACCTTGGGTGGCGCAGCACTCGGCGGTATGGCAGGCCATCGTCTTGGGGGAGAGCTTGGTACTGAAGTAGATGTTGCGCGGCATAAGCACGCATCTGTCACTGACATGGCGGCGGCCATGGTCGGTTGGTTGCGTAAGCAAGCTGACGGCGAAGAGGGGGCCACGCCTAATATAGAGGCGCCTATGGCATCTCCTACGGATAATGCCGAGGTAGCCCCGGTAAATTACCTCAACGCTGAATTGATGGGACAGCAGTATCAAGAGCGCAATGAGGCCAATTTCTATAGGCAGCAAGCTGCACAAGCTAAGCAAGAAGCGGCTATGGCTCAGCAGCAGGCTCAAATGCAAGTACAGCAGATTCAGCAGGCGGCTGCGCAAGCACAACAAGATGCCGCAAATGCGGAAGTAAAGGTCAAGTCGGCCATCGATCAAGCGATGAGGGCCAAAGACGACGCGTTAAATCAAACACAGACCGCGGCTCAGCTCCGTATTGCGCAGCAGGATATGCGCATGAAGCTTATGGAACTGGCATCACAAGACCCTGCCATGCAAGCGGCCCTAAGCCTTACGCAGACGACGGGACAAGCTACACCGATGATGGGCGACCCAGGGCAAGCTATGGGTATGGACCCTAATGGCGGTGCAGCCCCGTCTCCTGACGCGGGCTTGGCTGGTGGACCGCCTAACCCGCCAGCTCAGGGTGACAGCGGCGGCGGACCACCAGGAGGGCCAGCAGGGGCCTCCCCAGACCAGCAAACTGCACCTGGATCTGCACCCCCAGCGGGCTCGCCTGATATGAACGCCAATGCGAGCGGCCCTCCTGGACCAGATCCCAACATGGCTCAGCAGATTACTCAGGTAGGTAAGACCGCAGCTTACCGGAGGGCGCTGCTCCCAAAAGCCCGAGTGCTGCCAAGGTAGCGGCGGCACAAAAAGAGGCAGGTAAACTGACGGATGCACTTATCCGCGCTGGTGTAATCGGTACTGTAACAGGGGCAAAGAATGCCATTGGTACGTACCGTGGTAGCCGTGCGGGTACTGAACCTGTTCAAAAGCGAGTAGAAGCGCTTGAGAGTAAACAAGACGGCGGCTTTTGGAAGGCGTATCAGCTGGCGCAGGCCAAAAAGAGTCTTGCCAATAGAGAGCTTGCTGTAGCGCATCCACTTCCAGCCGCTGCTATGGATGTCGGTAGCGGTATCGTACGATCCGTAGCTCCTGTTGCTATCGGTTATGGAGCTAATGCGCTCACGAATAAAATCTTTCCAAAGAAGAAAGCCTAGGAGCCCGTCATGCTGGATGCATTCCTGAATACGCTGGTTAAGAACGCCTCGGATAAGAAAGCCGAGGATGAGCTGACCAAAATTATGATGACGCTGCCTATCGCAGAGATTCAGAAAATTGCTTCTTTGGGCAGCGTTACGCAGGCGTATTGCGCCGATGGTGACGACGGTAAATGGCTTAGTAAATACGAGGGTACGCCTCTTTACGATAGGGCTCTCGGCCTTGCACAAGACCTTCTCGCGGTCGAGGGTAAGCGTATTCAAAAGCGCCTTGAACGCTCAGAGCCCGAGCCCGAAGATCTTTACGCGCAAGAAGATATGGTCCGGCTAAAGAAACGGCAGCTGGATTTGGAGCTTTCTAGAGCGAATAACAGTGCGGATAGTGGTGACGAAGAAGGTGTCTTCGAAGAGGAGGAGCCTGAAGAAAAAGACGAAGAGCACGTACCGGATGTAGAGCCTCAGGGTAAGGCAGTTACAGCGGAGAAAAAGGCTGCGGCTTGCTTTGTCGACGCACTCATCAAAACCTCTGCACCTGGTATTACCGTTAAGCCGATTGTGCCAGTAAAGATGCAGGGTGTAAGCGCACCTTCTCGTCCCACTCCGCAAACTGTAACGGCTACGCCGATGCCGTTTACTAAGGTGAAGACGGCCGGCGTTGGAATGCCTATTACACCGTTGCCTAGGCCCATGGTAGCTCCTAGGTTGCCTGTACCTGGTGTCGCCAAGCCGTTGATTGCGCCGCAGCAAGCTTCTCTTCCTGCGCCAGCGCATACACCTGCTCCTGCTTTTGGATCCGCTACTGGACCAGCCGGAGCTGTCGCCAACGTGAAAACTCAGCCTATTCGCAGTGGTGGTCTGCTCGGTCTAGGTAAAACACAGAATACAGGTCAGATCCCTGTAGCGCAGACGCCGGCACAAGCAGGTGTTGTCTCTCCCGCGCAATCGACGGGGGCGAGACTGTGGCAACAGGCGCAAGGCTCTCGTGGAATCGGCGGTAAAGCAATTCGTTTTGCTGGCCGTCATCCTATTCTTGCTACAGCGGGAGGCGCTCTTGCGGCTAGCGCACTCACCGGTAATAACGATCAAGATAAGCAAGCTTCAGCCTATTATGCTGACCTGACTGGTAGAGCTCTTGCCCATATTGGGTATAAGCAAGAGATGGCTAAAACGGCTGAAGGCGAGAATCCTTTAGACGCGGCAGCTGTGCGTAAGTCTGTTGTGGATAACGTGTATCGTAATTCAGTACTTAAGGGTAAAGAGCTTACACGCGATCAAGCTAGAAATACTGCTTATTTAGCTACTTTACTTGATCAAAGTTTTGATAAAGGACGTGCTGCCTATGACACTGCGCGTTCTCCTATGGGCGCTGTTAAAGGGGGTCTGGTAGGTGCTGGCATCGGTGGTTTAGGTGGTGCAGCGCTGGGTTATTTTGGTTCTCCAGATCATGGATCTATTGGCCATGACGCAGCAGTAGATAATGCCATTGGGTTTGGCGCTGCCGGATTGGGTTTGGGAGGGCCTCTTGGTGCCGGAATCGGCGATGCTTGGAATCAGATACACGCCAATTCTGTAGGCAACAAAGCATTAAATGAGCATGCGAAAACGCCTATGCCAGAAGAGTGGAAAACGGCCTCTATCCAAAAGGCTGCTGAAGCTATGGCCAAGACTGCTCTTGGGATCATGCAGCGCGTTAAGGGTGCTATCAGGGGCGCGGTTCCAGGTGCCGCTGCTGGAGCTATTCCAGGTCTTGTAGGAGCCGGTCCAATTGGTGCTGGAGTGGGAGCTCTTGCCGGTGGTGTCGGTGGCGCTATTAGCGGCGCAATCAACGGCTAAGAAAAACCCAACTGGGTTCTTCTCTCAACGCCTAAGATGCCACGCTCGTAAATTGTCTTTCGAGTCCGTCAATGACTTGGCGTAGATCCTCCAGCTCCTCTCGCATCGCTGCTATCTCTTCCGTCGCGTATAGATTGGGCATTACGCTATCGTAAGCCTCTGCGCGTTGCAGCTTCGTTTCAACCGCGATGAATGATGCCTTTACTTTATCGAGCATCAAATAGGGTGTCATTGTGCTATCCTCCATAGTTGTTATGCCCGTTTTGAGGCTCGTTTTTCATGGCTGAGCTAGCGATTACCGAGGCGCATGTCCGT